ACAATCGTCGGCGCTTGGAAAGCGAAGACTTGCGGCTGTGAAACCTGGCTATCGGTGCGCTGCTCGCCTACTGGAATCGCAGCCGCAACTGACGCTAGAGTCGATGTCAGCAGGTTCGGCGGCTGACTCGAATCAACCTCTGTGCTCTGTACCGCACTCCCCGTTGCCTGATCGCCAACAGGCAAGGGCAGCGTAAGTAGCAGAGGGCTCGACGGACGCGAGTGCTCTGCGACTAGGGCCGCACCTTGGACAACACTGGATGTCGCTTGCGTGCCAACTGGCAACAGCGTTGTCAGCAGCAGCGGACTCGAAGACCGAGACTGCGCTGTTATAGCGCCCGCAATTGCCGATGCCGACTCTGTGCGCTGCTGACCGATAGGAAGCGCAACAGCGCCACCCGCTAAGGTGGACGTGAGCAGGTTTGGCGGCTGACTTAGATCAACCTCGACACCTTGTACCGCTCCCGAGACAGACTGTTCACCGACCGGAAGCGGAAGAGTCAGCAGTAGCGGACTTGATCCCCTCGACTGCGCGGTAACGTCAGGCGTCTGTACAAAGCTCGATACCTGCTGCTCACCGACCGGCAGCGGTGTTGGCAGCAGGAGCGTGTTAGTTCCACGATCCCACACCAGCACCGATTGCGCTTGTGGCGCGGATGCTGTCTGCTGGTCACCAACTGGTGCTTGAACTGGCGCAACGGCCAGAATCACCAAGTTCTGCGCTTGCGGAACAACAACCTGCGCTGTATTTGCCGGCGCTGAGTCTGTGCGCTGCTCACCAACCGGCAATTCAGCAGGTGCGCCTGCCAGCGTCGAAGTCAGCAGGTTCGGCGCTTGGAATGCCTGAACCTGAGCAGCGACAGTCGAGCGCTGGACTACGGGTGCGCGAGGAACATCACCGACAGCGGCAACGGCAAGCGTTGTCAGCAGCAGATTGGCAACAATGCCGAACCCGCCACCTACAGCCGGTGTGTCTACTCGGGCCTGATCTCCAATTGACGACCCTGGCGGAAAATAAGTCCACCCATCCGCAAACGGTCCACGCTTGACGTAGAACTTCGTCGGAAACTTCGGGCTCCTTCCTCCAGGGAACCCCTTCATTGCCATTTAGATCACCCGATGGATTCCCACGTCGCCCAAAGCGGAATAACAGACGGGGCCACCGAGAACGTGACGCCAATCCACAGACCACTTGCGACCGTGGTATCGACAGACACGCTACCCGTGCTCGTGTGAGTGACAACCGTTTGACTCGCGGCCGTAGCCACAGCCCCACCTGACACCCATCGACCGGTACAAACCACGGTCGAGTTCGCACCAGCGGCTACACCGAGAGTTCGGATGTAGACATAGCACTCATACAGGAACGGAGCAGTGGTGATGCTCGGCACGTAGTTCTGCGCACCTGAGGCTGTCAGTGATGTTCCGCCGATCACCAAGCCGTAGCGAGGCGTGATCGTCAGCGTTCCGGCCGTGCCGGTTGTGCACGTACCCCCGACCGTGAGTTTGTAGGCCGCGCTCGTGCGCGCCGTCATTGCAGCAATCGGGGTGAAGATCGTGGGGACCAGCACCGTCTCGGTCGTCGCCGTGATCGTCGGCAGGGCCGCGGTCGGCCCGTCGATGATCAGCGAGCGAAAGTTTTGAGTCGTCATGGTCCGCGCCGCTTAGACCTGTTCGTAGATCATGTGGCCCGAGGTCTTGCCGGTGCCGGTTTTGGCCGACAGGAAGACTTCACCAGCGTTCACGGCGTTGCCGAACAACGTGATCTCCTCGCCGACGCGAGCCTGCCAGCGCGAGATGCCTCCGTAGCAGTTCAGAGCAAGACCGAGCAGGTACAGCGTAGACGAACGCTGCGGGCCTGAAGTGGCCGCGGTGTTGCCCCACAAGTGCGGCGTTGCCGTTGCGGTTGCCTGAGCGTCCAGCAGGGCGTTGGTGCCAACGCTTAGAGCGCCGACAGAGATGGTCGATGCTCTAGCAAGCACCATGTCCGTTGCGTTCGAAGCCGCGGTTTCCAGGCCGCCGATGTAGACCTCGTTGATGCGGGCAAGACCCGCAGCGCCGGGGCCGCGAAGCGTGCCGGGATAGGTGGCGTTGGTGGCTGCGACCGTATCGGCGAGCGCAGCAGCGGTGACGTTGGACCAGGCAGCGGAATATCGGGCCATTTGTGATCTCCTTTAAATGGCGTGGTTTAGGCCAAATGGCCGGAGGTCAATGGGGATTGAGTCGTCTCAACCTTTCCACTGATGTTCTGATGAGTAGATAGGCGGTCGTCTTTTCTCCGATCGCCTTTAATTGCTCGCACCACCAGCATTTCTGGTACTTGACAATCTCTTTTCTGTTGCAGGTTTTGCACACAAAAATCATGGCAGTACTTTCACCAAAGATTCAACATGCTGTTCGTACTGCTGCTGCATCGTCAGACAAGGCCCACCAGCAGTACGAATGGCGGCGCAGTTGTCGCAGATATGGTGATTGCAGCCGCGGCATTTGTAGCGCTCGCGCACCCGACTAGGGTTCATGACGACGACCTTGCTGCAATGCGTGCATGTATAGGTGTCGGCCTCGAAGTGCCTCGGAAGGCCCATCGGCGGATTGCCAGCGGCGCGATGGTCGATTTCAAGATAGCCAAGCCCTGATGGCAGGCCGTTAGTCTTAAGCAGAGTCATGTCCAAGCCTGCCCCATGAGAGTGGAAACTGCTGTAGCTTTGAACGTCGCAATCGCGGCGGCTGAGTACTGATTTGCTTCGGTATCTGTCCAATTGAAAGTAGCGGATTGCGCACTGATAGCGCTAACGATTTTGTAGGCGTGAAACGCACCTACATCGCTTAATGTATTTACGACTTTCTGTTGCGTTGTATAGCCAGAAACAGGGTCTGTTAATCCAGCGTTTGAAACTCCAGGACTTGCGCCTAACCCCAAAGCAATCAGAACTAGTTCATCTTGCTGAACGGTGGCTGCTGTAGTTCCAGTGACTTGACTCGTGCCGGCAAAACTATCGGTTTTAGCGTTTGCACTTCTATCCAGCGGAGAGCCGGTATCAACACCAGACCATTCACATAGTGTTGCGTTATGAGAGGTATTTGCTTGCGGTGTAACTACGTGAGTTCCAGCAACTGCATTTGCTTGGTAAAAAATCCCCGCTCCAGCCCCGCCATCAATACTAGGAACTGCCGCTAAGCCATGAACACCAGAAGATGCTACTGACCATGTTCCTTGGGTATCTGTAGGAATGGTTTCTGCTGTACCTGTACTTGGATTGCGAAAGTAGGAATCCTGAAACGTCAGCAAAACACCAGAACCAGACGAGACGCCATTGAGCGTCAGCGACGCGCCATTGCCTGTGACTGACTGTGTAAGCGCGATAGCCACTTACAGGGCCTCGATTGTTCCGCTCAGATTGAACTGCGCTGGCGCGCTAACAAGTGCTCGCGCATGCGTCGGGCTTTCATTCGCTCCCAATGTGAAACCGAGTTGCCAAAAGTGAGGAGCAGCGCCGCGCCAATCCGTTTTGGGATTCACGCACGTCATCGACGCGCTACGCCATGTCGATCCGCCATCCATTGACAACTGCGCGGTTATCGTCGTTGTGCCTGCTGGAAACGTCGCCTCATCGAACTTGAGCACCAGATTGAGCGGCACGCCCGGCTGCTTGATGTTGCCCGGAACAGGCAGACTCGAAGTCTGCAAATTTCCGCCAGGAACAAGCACTGTCCCACTAAAGAGCATTGTCACGTCAGAGAGCCACCGTTCACGTAGCCGTCAGAATCATAAGTGAACTTGATCTGCCGCGGCGGCTTCGGAGGTTCTGGCGGCATGTTCACAACTGGCGCGGGAGGTGGTGGCGGCAGATTGACAATAGGCGCTGGAATCTTCGCAATCGCGCCCGCCACAGCATCTGCAATAGGCTGGCAGTCCATCTCCATCACCGTCGTTTCTTCCTTGGCGTTGATGGCTGCGATTAGCGGCGCTAGGTCAAGCGTGACCGGCTGCCCTGTCATCTTGCCCAAAGCATCGATCAGCGGCCCGAAGTCATTCGGTGCAACGGTGATCTGCGGATTGACCTCAGGCGGCGGATCGCCTTTGTCCTTCGACAACTGAGCGACTAGAGCGCTGATGCTGTCAATGAGTGGCGTTAGATCGGGAGCTGGTGTTGCTGGCGCCTTGTCTGCATTCACGACAGGCTGCGGCAACTGTCCGGAATTGCCGGATGGTTGCGGCGTCTGTTGCGGCGTCGAGTCTGGCATCACTGCCGCGCCTGCAATCGGAGCACCAGTAGTCGGCTGATCCATGCCCAAGGATGGCCCCTCTGATTGCAGGTCGCCTTCGATCTCTCCGTCCGAACGCCCTGGATCGATCACGCCCAGCTTGCGCAGCCATGCGAGTAGATCGGTCTTGGCATAGGCGCCAGATTGCCACGCAGATACCAACGCCGTGATCATCTGCGCATCGGCAGTGATGGTCACGAAGTCTTGATTGATCTCGTATTCGGCCCCTTCCGGCAGTTGAATGTCAAGATAGCGCGCGCACGACTGAATTGCGCGCGAGTAGGCCTCAGAGACATTGCTCACGCACGTAGCCAGGACGCTAGTGCTTGCTTCCTTGTCGTTCGTGCTTTCTGTCGCCGTGCGGTAGGCCTTGGTGGTTTCAATCAGACGAGCACCAAGCGCCACCATCTGCGCTTCTTTTTGGTCCATCGCCTCCTTGGCCATGCTGTTCGGCTGCGCCTGGGCAATCCCAAAGGCTCCGCCAACAGGCAAAGGCAGCATGGCACGGGAGCCTAGATAAGCCGTGCCTTGCTTCTCCAGGTGATCGCGCCACGTTTCATCCAGCCCGCTGATCCAGCTCTGCGGCTGACCGACCAGAAACACGCTGTCTTCGTAGTCGGCAGAGTTGCGGTAGTGCGCGCGGTTGATGTAGGCAATGTCGTACAGCGGCGCTTCGTCAACGCTGCTGTCATTGTTTTGGGCGCCGATGAATTCGAACGGGATGTAGTCGAGCACCGCTTTTATCGATCGCGGCGTGATCTCTTTGACAATGATCGGATCTTTGTCCTTTTCTGGCTGCTGCCAAACGCGGACATTGAATACGCCGTTCTCTAGGAACAACTCTCGCCACTGCGGAACGAACACGGTCGCATACCTGTCCTGAATTTCCGCTTCTTCGGCCAAAACAACCAACGTGCGAACCACCTTGCCATCGACAATCGACTCGCGCCAGTTGATGATGTCTTCGGCCTTGTACTTCTTGATGATCGGACGTTTCAGGGCCTCGGAGTAATCCACATAAAGCCCATCACGGCCCGTTTCGAGCACATCGCACACTGCCGACTGGCTCTGCTGATAGATGCTGATGCCAGCACCATCGCAATCGTCAGAGAGGTAGGCCAGTTGAGCAGGCCACGATTCCTCACCTTGCGGAACCTTGCGGAAGGCAAGACCGAGCAAGCCATCGCGAGTGCGACCGGTGGCGTTGTACAGCACGGCCCGCTCTTTGTAGGCCTTGTTGCGCGCAGCGTTCTCGGCGCTGGTGTCCATGCTGTTGAGAGTGGGCAGATACTTGCCCAATGCCTCACAGTCACCACCCGCGCAGATATCCCTCACCAGTTCCCACCGCTCCGACGCCTTCGCGGGGATGCGGCTGTATCTGATGTCGTTGTCAGCCATTCGTCGCAGAGCGTAGGTTGATGGTCATGGCTTGCCTCACGATGGGGAATTTGTAGGTGATGAAGTAGCCACCAGCGTCTAGAGCATGGTCTAGCCCGCTTGTTTTGTCCGGCTCGCCGTACTTGTCATAGGGCTGCTTTTCCAGACCCTCGACGTACACCGGGCACATGTCTGCATTGATGCGGTAATCCCGTGATTCCAGCGCCTTGTTCATCGCCAACACGCGATCCTTGACAGCGGGATTCGATTGATTCACGCAGACCATGAATTTGGCTTGCCGTAGCAGGCTCAGGTCTGATTCGCTGGCGTTCTGACTTTTGCGATTCTTCCCTGACGCATCCGGGTAAACCAGAATCTGGTGCCCGATGTAGCGTCTCTGAATCAAAGCGATCATCGCAGGGGTATCGAATACCCCAGTCAGTTCATCCAAAGCGTAGGGTTTTCCGTCCCTCAGGACGTGCACTACGGCGGCCATCTTCGTAACGTTGAAGTCAAGGCCGATGTGCAGCGGTTCTTCTGGCCTGATTCGTTCCGTGGTAGCGTTCTTTGCCCTGTCATACCCAGGGTAAACGCTGCCTGATTGCAGGTTGACGAACTCGCCGTCGAGATATGCCGAGAGCATGTTGCTCGGGTAGCTGTTGCGCAGATTCTCGATATAGCCATCTGGCAAGTGCGCCGCGTTGTCCATTGTTTTGGCGCGAAACAGCACATAGCCTGGCTGCGGTTTCTGCACCCATCGTTCGTAGACGAAACCGAAGCCCTCGGGGGTAGTAGCCACACCCACGGTATTCGGCATGGCGCACTTTTGCCGGTTGCGGGCAATGATCTTGTTCCACGCCTGTCGGGCTAGTTCGGTCGGCATCGTATCCAGCTCGTCGCAGATACTGTGCGCTACCTCATAGCCCACGATGCTCGCTGGTGTAGACATGCTGCGAAACAGGATTCTCCCAGCCCCCGGAAACTCGATATGCGGGCTGGTTCCGCCGCGGGTCTTGTAGGCCCATCCCTTTTGCTCGCACAGTTCCGGGAAGCGCCGCATGGCGATGTCTTCCACCAGTGGGAAGCTCGGTAGGTAGTAGGCAATGTCGCAATCGCGGAAGTGCGCCTTGAGCGCCATCGACCTAGCTATCGCTGCTGCGGTCTTTCCCGATCCAAAGCCACCGACGAACGCCGGGAACGGCTCTCGACTAGTGGCGAATGCTCGCTGCGTCGGCGTTAGGGGCATCGCTCATCACAAACTCATCGACGCTTGCGGGTAGTTCGCGGGTCGTCACTGTCTGCTCTGACTTCTCGACGTGAACACCGCTTGCTTTGCCGCGTGCGATTTCAGCCGTTATAGCGGCTCCAAACTGCCGGGCATCCCTAGCCTTATCCCTTAGTGCTGCAAGGTCTGCAAGGTGGCTTTCCAGCGTTATGCCGGCCTTTTGTGCTGCGGCAGCCTGCAATTCAGCGACCCTTACCGCGACATTACCGTTTTTCAGCAGTTCGCAGGCTTTGACGTGCACTACTTCCGGCTTTGTGTCGCCTGCATTGTAGGAACGACGGTAAGCCTCGCTTGCATTGCCTGTCTCGATATAGGCAAGCGCGAAGGCTTCCTGCTTAGCCGTCAGTGGCATAGATCACCTATGGGTTGCGGGTGCCGGAATTGAACCGACGACCTCCGGATTATGGGCCCGGCGCTCTACCAACCTGAGCTAACCCGCTATTGGGGAGGCCCCGCGCGTCGAGTCCCGCAACGTTGCGTTAGCGAGGGTCGGGCGTTCGAGCGGGGGCCGAAACTTTGCGCTCATTGCGAGCAAGGCGCTTGGTGTATTGCTCTCGATACACGATTGCCCTCATTTGGGCTTGCACTTGGCTCCAATACGTAGAGCCTTCCAAAG